AATAATGCAAAAATTCTTTCCATATTACATCTCTTATATCTTGTATTGATTACTGTTACCAAATTAAATAGATTATATTTATCTTGTATCCTGGAAAGGAAGTCATATGTAATTATAGATTGTACACCAAATGTTCCGTGCCATCTGCTCTGGTCCTTATATAATTCAATAAGCTCATCTTTATGATTTAAATATTCCAATAAACCTAACTCATTATCAGTATCATTTGAACCATGTGTGAAATGCCACAAAAATTTCACAGTATCTACTAGGTCACAATTTATATAAGTATTTATATATACTGTATCGTGAATTACTAATGCTCTGTCAAATAACTTATATTTATAAAAGTAATAATAACTCAATAATTCACCACATTTTGGGTACTCGCTTTGAACAATAAACACGTTTGTTAATTCTGTTTCTGTTTTTATATATTGATAATCACTATTATCATCTATAATCATAATTAAATTTGTTGGGTAATATTGTCTGATGCAGCGATAACATTCATTCCAATATCTATTTGATTTCTCACAGTTTACGTGCCTTGTAAAAATAATACCAAGCATATAATCATATAAATATAAAGGATTTTAAATATATATTTTATATATTAATAAAAAGGATGAAAATTCTATTTGTTAATACATGGATGCATCCCAAAAACATGCATTCACTCATGAATTATAAATTTATTGATTTTACTATTATTAATAGTATTGCTGAAATGGATACAATAGATTTGTGCGTCTTTGATTTTGTATATAGTCCAACAGACCCCATTGACGTATCTAAGTATCCATCTGTTTCCTTTATATTTGGCCCCCATTTCAGTGTTTTCCCAGATAAAAAATTGGTAGGGATTCAATCTGATAAGTCATTATATGTAATGCCTGGTGAATGGTGTGTTACAGATTGGAAACAAAACACATTATGTAATAATTTGCGTATGATATCGTGTCCTTTTGGTGTAGATACTGAAAAGTTTTGCGAATATATTCCAATTGAGGCTCGCAATAAGGTGTTTGTTTATTACAAGTCTAGACATCCACAAGAATTAGAAATCATTGAGACCATATTGAGGCATAATAATATTTCATACAAAGTATTCAACTATAATACTCGCTATGATGAGAATGAATATATTGAATATCTTCAATGCGCAAAATTTGGTATATGGGTAGGTCGTCATGAAAGTCAAGGTTTTGCTCTTGAAGAAGCTCTTTCATGCAATATTCCTCTACTTGTTTGGAATGTAAGGTCTATGAATCAAGAATATGGACAAAGGTATCCTGATATTCCAGCAACTACGATTCCATATTGGGATGAAAGATGTGGTGAATATTTTTATGGAATGGATGATTTCAAAGAAAAATGTGATAAGTTTTTATCAAATTTATCTGCTTATAGGCCTCGTGAATTCGTTCTTGAAAATCTATCTATGGGTGTATGCGAAAAAAAATTTATAGAGGTTATATGCGCGAATGCCAATGGTACGATATAAAATCACAGTTATATTGGTCTATTGCGTGTATATTTCTTATATTGTGCATTGATAATGGACGTATTCTTATTTTTTCAGGGAATGTTAGTAACATATAATTAAAATAAATCTCATATTCTGATGCTCCTGATGTATTGTATTCCGTAACGCATTTTAAAAATGCCTGCCAAAACGGTAATTTATGATAGGTTTCTACTTCATAAAATAATTCTTGCAAACACGCCTTATCAAAAATCATATGGTGAGTTATGCCACTATGTTGTTTATATACCCTATCTAATTTTGGTAGTAATCGTTTCATATGGTCAAAATATGGTATATGATATTCATCTGTGGGGTTAAATAAAAACACATTGTCTGATATAAAAGTTGTAGGTTTCAGGAAAAATGTATCACTATCAATTACTAAAAATCGTTCTAGAATATCTGGTATGACAAATCCTGAATATAATTTTAATAACTGTTGCAAATACCAATTTTGTCTACTTTCTTTCCCCAAATAGTTTTCTATGTCTTGTTTTGAGAAAGGATATTTATTTTCATTTATAGTTATACAACCATCAACAAATAGCGTGGGGTCATAAGATACTATGTATATGTTTCTGTATCCAATAATATTTTTTCTTGTATATTGTATCTGTTTATTAATGAATTCTATATCATTCGGGCCTACAGGGACCACTATATCAAATTGATGGGTATTCATTATTACAGTATATACTAATTATTTTATATATTATTTGTAAAATAATTACATTTATTATGTGTTATCCTTCCACATATCCACCACTTACCGATACATTCCCGCAAACTCCTAATGTTTTACAATCTATAACTCTATTTTTAGGTTCTATTGTAGACAAAAATAATGAAAAAATACGCTCATAACCCTCGCATTTAAGAAACAGCTCCATTGAGTTATTTAAAAATATTAGCCATAGTTTTGTAACATCATAAGGTAATTTATATAGAATAGTTGACGCATAAAAATTATCACAGTAGTATTGCGCTAGTATATTATCATTATTGTAAATATCATAATTAAATTTATCTGTCAAAGCATAACGACCACTTAGTTTGAATAAATATTTAAAATCTATGTTGTTTTGTAATAGATAATTCAGTGCAACTATTGTCATTGTTCCTTCACCTAATGATTTTGATGCGGAGTGTATATTATTAACCAATCTCTGGTTGTTTGCTCTATACAAGTTGATAAATATATCCACGTTGTTTTTAAAATAGTTTTCCTCTTCTTCTGATAAATCAGAGCATTCTATCATTATTGTTTTCTTATTCGGAATCCGTTTTACAGATTCTATTGTGTTTTTGGTTTGCTCATAACGTTCTTCTCTAGTATAAATACTTCTAGTAGGTGTATATGATAGAGGCGTATTAGGTGTTAGAATAATTGATGTTATTAGTACAATATTCATACTGTTTTAATGTTTTATTGTTTTATTAATTAGTTATTAATCTTTTATATGTTTCAATATCATAATAATCATCTTTAAACTCATAATTTTCATAGATAAGTGTGTTAGGTTGTAAATCATCCCAAGAATCCACGATGCATAACGGAATGTTCGTATGGTTTTTTAATATTTCTATAAAAAGTGTTCTAATGACTATCGGAACGCAACGTAAATATAAACATTCCCATAAACGATGAGTATCACTTCCATTACCTTCTGGACAGATACAAAACTTATATTTACCTAATGTTTTATAATAATCTTGTTGTGGTAGTTTATCTATAAAAGGTACTTTGGAAATTAATTTTTCATAACATACTTTACGTTTCTCTACGTTGGTGTTTATAGAGCAATTAAAGAAGATATTGTCTGTTTTTATTGTATCTATGTTTTTAAGATTTAATAAGTTACCATGGTCCCATTGTTTGTTCGCTATCCCAATAGGTAATGGAAATATTTTGTTATTATAAACAGATAAGTTTTGTGCATACCACTTTGTTATTCTGCTGTTAGAAAGTAGTATATTAATGATTGGATTATTAGTGTTAATATTTTCATCTGAATTATGTGTTATTAAAATAAAGTCGTTTTGAAAACTATGTATTACACTACATAAATAATCTAACCTATGTGCATAACAAAATAATATTGGTGGATTATTAAATATAACTGGTATCATATTAAAATCACAATGTTTATCTCTTTGGCTCCATATGAAAGGATTATAATGGAAATCTTCTTGTAAACCTAAATACAAATTTGCTATTTGTTGCAGTTTTTCTCCAGTAACTATGTTCTCTATTAAAAACATTGTTTATTTATTAAAATATATAAATATGTTTATTCTATTTATACAATGAATATCGTTTTAATATGCATTGGTAACTTTCAAGAATATATATTAGATAATATCCAACAGCTTATTGAAACAGGTAATGACACCATTTATGTATTGACCAACTACCAATTCTTTCATAAATTTATAGACTATACTACAAAAATTGTATTGATTCCCATAGAGGAATTACCAGATTCTTATAACTATATGGGCAGGTCTGCATTAAATCGTACATCCAGAGATGGTTTTTGGGTCTATACATCTATGCGGTTCTTTTACCTCTATGAGTTTATGAAAAAATATAATGTGACTGATGTTATTCACTTAGAGAACGATGTCTTGGTTTATTATAACTGCGATATTCTTAATAATAATCTGGATAGGAAATATTTATACATACCTTTTGATTGTTATCAAAGAAATATTGCCAGTATTGTTTTTGTTCCTAGTCATGAAATACTTAAAACTATTCTAGACCATTACGACTATACTTTAAATGATATGCAGAATTTCTCAATTATACAGAGAAAGACAAATGTTATTAATAATTTCCCCATATTTATTTCTAATCCAAGTGAGTCCAGTGAACACCAATTCGTAACCAAAAATTATGATAGATTTCAATATCTATTTGATGCTGCTGCAATGGGTCAATATTTGGGAGGAGTAGACCCGCGTAATATCCCTGGTGATTCCAGTAAATTTGTAAATGAAACCTGTATTATAAAATACGATAAGTATGAATTTGTATGGTTAGATTGTGATTCTAAGCAAAAACCTTTTCTTATTGTAAATAATAAAACATATCCAATATTTAACCTACATATACATTGTAAAAATTTGGCAAAATTTATACGATAATATAATTCATGATAGGATATTTTACCCTATCATGAATCCCCCCAAACAATAGTGCTTTGCACTATTATATAGAAACCACTATATGGTTTCTTACCCATTCAACAACGATTTCGTCGTTGAAATGTTTATGGAATATGTATTTATACATATGCTGTCTCGAGTAAATTTTCCAATTTTGAAATTTAGATTTATGTGCTGGATTTGTATTTGGACGTAGTTACAAGAAAACACTATATTATTAAGCCAACCCTTTTGCTATGCATCAGGTTTCTTAATACGACGTATGCGATCCACACAGGGTTCAAGCATGTCTTAATATAATTTTCATTAAACTGTAATACATCTTATATTTTGCAGTACCGAGACATGTTATACACTTGTGTTCCCTTTATATATGTTTTTGATTTGGTTTTTATTGGTTTGAAAACATAAAATGTAATATGATAAATTAATAATGGATATGGAAGTAAAAACAAACGATAAGAAAAATATAAAATTTATGATTAATGATCTGTTTGATGATAATAACGACTCAGATGAAGATGAATCAAAAGATTTAGATACTTCTTGGATACAAGAACATGACCGTCTTTCTACTATAAATGAGAATTATTTACGAGAGACCATGGATTCTATTAGTGTTTATTACGTCTATATAAATCGTAATCAATATATAGAAAAAATAATTAGTGATAAATTACCACTCTCATTAAGTGAAGATAAAACACATTCTTATTTATCAAAGGAAACCCTACTTCAAATTATACAGTCTAGAAAAATAAGGACTTCTTTCTCAAAATATAAACTAACTGATGTTGTTTCTTATTTAGTTGATTTAGAGCCTGAAAATATACAATCTTTCTCTAATAATGAGAATGTAGAACAATATACACCCTCCTTTTTTAAGATTAGGTCTTTTATGGACGATATACAATTTAATAATTCTATTTTTATTTTTCATGGCATTAATTCTATTTACTTTTTATTTGAAGAAGTAGAGTTATTAAATCATCGCCATACTTTGAAATCTATTTTAAAAACATCTATGAACAATAGTGTTTCTGATAAAACAAACACTAAGAAAGTTAGGATTCAAGAAGGACATGTAGATAATGCTAATAAAATGATAGGTAGAAAGTTGAAACGTGGTACCCGTAAACACCAGTCAAAATAATCTTTGCGAACACTGTTACAAAAACTATATAAACATTTCTGGGTTATCAATATAGTCTAATGGATATTGAAGAATTCCCGTATCTTAATACAAGTGATTTGTCATCTCATTTCCAAGAACAATTAGTCCATCTCTATTTAAATATTACACGTAAAACTAATGATTTAGTGGTTAAAGGATTAGCTTCACAATTTCACGAATTGTTGTTGTTATTAAAACAAGAGATGGTAAACCATAGGCGCAGTGGGTTTTTAGATTCTGATTTTAAATATTTACCCTACATTGATTTGGTATATAAACTTGTTGTGCATACTCGTGATATTGTGGGTGGAAAAGGTGAGCATGAACTATTTTATATGATGATTTATGAATTACATAAATTGTTTCCTTCTTTGTCGGTATATTTATTGCATAATTATATAGGTGGTAGCAGCTTGGGCAACAACTTAGATTGCAAAGTCGGTTGCTGGCGTGATATGAAATATTTATGCAATTATGTCCGTAATATTTCTCCAAAAGGTAGTGATGATTCTATCATTGATATTTGTATAGAACTTATGAACAAGCAGCTTAAAAAAGACATTGAATCATGGAGATTCTCAGTAAATGCTGGCTCTCGTAAACATATTTCAAATGTTGCCAAATGGATTCCACGTGAAAAGAGGCGATTTAATTGGCTATTTGAGAAACTATCGGTTCATTGGTGCAATAATTATGGACGCTGGAATCTTGATACAGATAACTATAATTATTATTCTGCTCTTACAAAATGTAAACGTCAATATCGTAAAGTTATAGCGAGAATGAATAAAATATTGGATACTACAGAAATTAAACAGTGTTACCAGTTATGGGATGATATTAATGTAGATAATGTATCAAAATATACTATTATGAAACAACCGCGATTGTTTTTATCATATTGCAATAAAGATGAAGTTACCGATGCCTTTGATTTTTTTAAGGAAGAACCCAAGAGAATCTGTTCTCAAAAATACATTGAACGCTCTGTTCCAATAAAGAGCTCATATAGACATAATGAAATTATACAGCTACCTATATCCTATTTTGTAAAAGAGGCAATGCAAATATTGAGAATTGGTAATACTAATATTGCTTATCGTGACGTTTTAAATTCTAATTGGGAAAAGTTTTCACGCACGTTTGATTCATATAGATTTGATAATACTTTACCTATTGTTGATGTTTCTTATAAAATGATTGAGAAAGATGCTGAAACTTTTTACACAGGTGTTGGTATGTCTATAATTATTGCACAAAAGAGTTCTTTTGGTAAACGCATATTAGCTTTGGAGAATAAACCAACATGGGTAAACCTTCAAGATTCTGATGATTTTTTATCTATTGTTGAGAAGTTCTCTGAGATAATTCGCTCTCAAAATAATACTTGTTTTTGTTTTGAACGTGGTATTGATATGATAGTTACTGCTCTTTATGAATCTGATTTTCTATGTAAGAAAATGAAATTGGTTTTATTTTCTAATGGGCTTTCTGGTAATATTGACAAATTCTATGATTATATGGAAAACCAGTTTACATTAATGAATTATTATATACCCAAGTTAGTGCTTTGGAATTTATCTAAGACAGACATTTGTGAAATACCTGGTGAAAAAGTAATAGATAATTGTATATTGTTGTCTGGTTTCTCTAGTAGTTTAATTAAATATATTGCAACATTGAAGAAAGATGATACTGCTTATAATGTTGTTTCTCGGATACTGAGTGGGGAAAGATATGAAATGTATTCGCAATATATGTCACATTTGGTTCAAAAGAGTCGGTAAATATAATGAATATTTGAAGATGGGTCATATCTAAAATAACTAATGGATTCTGTGTTTTCATATATCATCTTATCTGCATTCTCTATGCGAAAATTAAATTTATCTTCCATATCATTACCATGACGTAAAACTATTTTACCACCCATAAACTGATTATGTTTGCCATAACAGTCGCCTCTTTGGTTAGGTGTGAGGTTTGCGTTTGTATCATATATATTTGTATTGTTGATTGTGTTATAGATTACATCATTAAATAAGGTTGGACCAGTTGCCTTAAAAATATTGTGTTCTCGTTTCTCTATTCTGTTTATCATTTCCTCAATTACTTTAAGCATTAATGTATGTCTAGGTCGTATCATAAAACAGAACTGCTCTAGATTGATATCACCATTAATGAAAAAAATGAATTCATCATGTGGACTAATAAATGTATTCAGGTCTAGATTGATTGATGCGTCCAAATCTAAATATACACCGCCATATAAATATAGAGCGATGTATCTTACAAAATCTCCTTTTGCTGCTCCCAAAATTAATTGTTGAAATGCATTAAGAGTTCTTTGGTCAAAATGCATTTTCATTATTTCTACAGCTTCTTGGTCAGTAATTAGTCGGTAATCATATTCAGGATTATTTTTTAGGATTTGGTTTAGATTATTGTAAATAGGCTCTGGTATCTTATTATTGACATAGGTTTGTATAATTGTTTTTGGTATTGTTTGTTGAGTTTTTTGTCTTTTTGATTGTATTATTGTGGGTATTGCGATCATCTTTGTATCCAATAAAAAAGAAGATGGATTTATATATTTTTTTAGCAACATTGTTAGTTGTTATTGATACTTACCCGAATATTGTAAAATCGGTTCTTGTATGACTTTTTGTATTTCTTAATAAGGTCTTGGCAATCTGCTTTGGTGACAGTTGAATTTGCGGTTTTCAGTTCATTAACAATATCTGTTTTGTATTGATTAAGATAATTGTCAAAGCTTTCTGATGGTGAAATCTTGCTAATTCCGTCGTTTGCATTGTTATTAATTTGACTATAAATATGTTTATCCATCTTCTCTTGAATTTCCTTGGAAATGGTTTCATATGGCTTACGTGGCTTCTCTGTGTCATTGTTTTCATTTTTGTTGCGGTAATAATATCTAGCACTCTTAAACATCTTTTCTAGTGGATCTCCCTCAAACCCTAGGGTTCTTAGACGCTTTACTTCGTCGTTAATAAGAGGTTCAATATCTTCATCTGTTGTCCACTTTGTCCATGCTTCCTTAAAGTCTTTACGATGGTCATGTTGATGAACTTTGGCAAAGAGTGCCAATTCCTCAGTAAAATCACTAGAGAAAACAAACCTATATGTCTGAAGTGTGATTATCGGTTGTTCCATGTTTAAAATGAAAAGTCGTTGGTTTTCATTTTATTTTTCTTTGATAAAGTTTTCAATTTTTTGAAAGGAACCTACGGAACCTTCGGAGACCCTCTAACCCCTCCCTTTACTAATGTTTTTTTATTATTTTCTCTTGTTTTTAGATGATTATTTATAGGTTTTCATTGGAATTTCCTATCTATAATAACAGGCTCTTGATTTGGGTCTGCATCAAATTCCCGAATTAGGAACTGATAAATATCTTTATATGTTTGGTTATCAGGATACTGCCGACATGTATAAATATCAATTGCTGCATAATTATTCTCTGGATAAGTATGAATAGAAATATGTGATTCTGAGAGTAAATACACTGCAGTAAATCCTTGTGGTTCAAATTCGTGCTTTGATATTTGCAGGATTGTATAATCATATGTTTTGCATATATGGTCTAGAAGGTTTGTTAGTTGTTGTGGGTCATTTATGAGGTTTTGGTTTTTAATGTTTTTTATATCGCAAATCATATGTTTCCCTGATGACATTCGTGTTTTTTTATATATTTATTTTTTATTTTTATTTTTTAAACTGACTGATATTATATATGGAAAGTCCTTTTGCTAAACATGGACAAGGCTCAGGCTCTACCTTTGTTCTTTATTTAGAACCCATATTGAATTCTTATTTTCAAACTTATCAAAATGTTATTACGTTGGACCGGATGCCTGATGGACCATTGGCAGATATGGTAAATGTGGTGGATTTACCTAAGCTATCGCCTTTCCAAGAAGCAGGTAATGGTTTTGGTCGGGGGTTGGGTGGGTCTTGTATTCATGTTCTCTTAAGATATCGTAAGAGTTCGGGTTTATTTAGTTGGAAGAATTCAGATATCTTTATGGGTGCTGATGATATTCCATCTGTCTTAGGGTATTTGAAAGCAAATGGTTATACGATTGATACTGACCTTACAAAGATGATGTTTAAAAGTCGTCTGGAGGTTGGTGGGATATCGGATAAGAGGTTTTCTGGAGATAGAAAGGTTATTTGTTTTGTTAGTAATATTTAATAATATGATTCACTGTATAAAATGGCGGCATTGAGTTTATAGGTGTAGCTGCTCCATTACCATTACCTATTGATATAGTGTGCGTATGGTCACCACCTGACAGCACTGCTGTACCTCCACCAGTATAATTATCTAATCCTTTTGCTATACATCCAGCATTAGCAGTATGATGTAATTGACTACCACCTCCAAAATATGATGTTGTCCATGTATGACTATGACTACCTGTTGTATTTGTTGTGCCACTATGAGTATGAGGGGGTAAATTAGTCTCGGCTAATGTTATTGTTGTTGAACCACCTGTGTTAGTCACTTCTGTATCAGAATTAGCACCGCGTATAATTTTTCCTCTTAAATCAGGTGGTGTAAGACTATTGGCTGTGTTTGACCCACCCAATAATGTAGCTAATGCTGCAAATCTAGAATCCGTCGCTGTTCTTGTTGTACCATTACATATTATCCAACCATCTGGGTCTGTAGTTCCGCAATATTGTACTACAGAACCAACTGGATAGAAATTAGAAATATTGTTTACTTTAAAATGAACCGACATCTAATAATAATATATTTATTTTTAAATAAACTTTAATTTCTTTTTTAAACCATTAAGAACAAAATCATCGGTTTAATATTTCATAATGTAATATAACATGTAATAACTTGGTGTTAGGTTTATTGCTGTAGATGCCCCGCCACCATTACCTGTAGTTAATGTATGATTATGATCCCCAACGCTTGATATACCAGTACCATCAGCTACTGGATTATCATTACCAGATGCTACTCTATCACTAATATTAGAATGCCATAGAGAGTTATCGTTCCCTGACCATGCATAATTATGATTATGAGAATGAGAACCGCCATCAGTTACTGTTACTCCATGAGAATGTGGTGGCAGATTAGTTGCAGATAAACTCATAGTTGTTGCACCATCTGTATAATTAGTACTATATATTGAATTTGAACCACATAAATAATAATTTCTCAAATTAGGTGGAGTTAAACTATTCGCATTATTAGAACCACCCAATAATGTGGCTAAATTACTATATCTAGAGTCTGATGATGTCCTAAGTTGTCCATCGCATATTATCCATCCATCTGGGTCAGTTTTACCAAAATATGAAACAATTGAACCTACGGGTATTGAAACTTCTACTTCTGATATTTTATACGACATTGTATAAAATATCTATATTAAAAATTTTTGGTTACTGTGAATGTTAATATTTAATAATATGATTAACTTTATAACAACTAGGTAATATATTTACAGGAAATCCTCTTCCTGGTCCATTATCTAAAGATAATGTGTGGCCATGACTTCCACCTCCACCTATTGCTGTACCGCTTGATGAATTATGTCCTGCATCGCCATGAAATCCAGACGACATCCTATCTGACTGTGTGTGATGCATTACATTATTGTTACCATACCATGAATAAATATTATTGTGTGTGTGGTTGCCATTTGTAGAAAGCGTTCCAGTATGACCATGTTGAGGCAAATGTGTTTCCAATAATGAAAATGTTGTTGAACCACCAACATTATTTATTGGCATACTAGAAGTTGTTCCATGTAACATACGGGTCCTTAAATCTGGAGGTCTTAAACTATTGGCTGTATTACTTCCTCCTAATAATATAGCCAAGTTACTATATCTAGAATCTGTTGCTGTTCTTATTACACCATCACATAATAACCAACCTGGTGGGTCGGTTGTTCCATAATATTGCATTATTGTTCCAACTGCTGGATAAATAGGATTTTCCGATTTTTTATAAGCTATACTATAATTTTTATTGGTTGGTACTACATTGGTTGCATTATTATATAACGTGGAAACTGTAGATTGTCCTATTTCTGTATTATAAAAGTAAAATTCATCTATTCCTCCATTTAAATATGGGTCATCCCAATTAGATTTACCTATGTAATTAAGCGTTCTTAATACATTAGTAGGATAATTTGGTCCTACTGCACCCTGTTGTGAATATGAACTAATATTGGCCGATGTTATTGTTGCATATAAAGAACCATTAATATATACTTTCCATGTTGCTCCATCTGAACTTATTGTCCAAACTAAATGCCTCCATACATTATCATTGCAATTTGGAAATACATTACCAGGTTGACACACACCATTCGCACCATAAACAGATAACGCAAGATTATTCAAATAAATACCAATAAGAATATTGCTATTACCTGCACCATTACCAAAATCAAATAACCTTGACCATGTGCCTGAACTATTAGACTTGAACCACAATGCGAATGATAACCCTGTTCCCGCCGTTGTAAAGAATGCAGGTAATTTCACATATGGAGATACTGACCCTGCAGCTCCTCCAGTTAACACCATGGATGATTGTCCTTTATTGTAATCAGTTGTTGAAAAGGTAGGTGAATTATAAAGAATTGCAGTAATTACTGTATTATTTGCATTACTATTTGCTATTCCATAATAGGAAGATAAGAATAGTTCTACTGCTCTTTTATTTTCATCGCTAAGTTCTGTATTATAAAATATTACATCTATGACTTCCCAATCTGAAAACTCACTATATTTATCATTATTGATATTTAATGGTGGCAAATAAGTAACACCATTTCCACCATTTCCTCTAATTAGTCCATTTGTATAAAACTTTGAAGCAGTATCTGTATTAATAAAAAAAGTATTTACATAAAAATCAGTCTGACCAGTTAACCATCCTTCGTGGAAAGCTGAGCCAGCAGTACCTCCCCAATGACCCGTTAAAAAATTAATAGAAGTAGTTGATAGTATTCTTCCTCTATTTGTTCCCGCATATCTAGCTATAGCAAATAATGTCCAACTATTTAATTGTTCATTACCTAAATTTATTCTATCACCTGTTCCTCCTTTTACTGCTGTATAATTCCTAAATAGACCATTATAATTATGTGACGTAATTATTGTATTACTATCCGCATATGTTACCACCGTCGGACTTCCTGTTACTGCTGAAGCAGCTATATTTCTTCCATTAGGTCCAGAATCTGTCCATGTTTTTGCAGCTGCATTATAATTTTTTGCTTCATATCTCGCATATAAATTACTAGTAATTGGTAGTGCAGTTGATGCCGTCGTATTAGGACTATACGCATCGTTTAATAAAATATTATCACGAACACTACTATTATTATCAAAACTATAATATAATTGGGGTGTAGTCATGTTAAATTATATGCGTATTTAATTTTATTTTGAAAGACGAATGAGTATCGTTCAATACATAAACAATTTTATCTGTTGAAAATCAATATTTAATTATATAGTTTATTATCACGCTGGATGGGCCTAAGGTAATCGCAGTAGCTGAACCTGCTGCATCTGTTGTATAATCATGATAATGATTGAAATTCGCTGGCGCATTGTTTACCCCGCCAGTGTTAAAAGTTTGACCGCTACTTACATTGTTATCACATATTGGTGGTTGACTATTGTTTCCCGTACAATTACCATCATCAAGTGAACCACAACCTTTTTCGTGACTGTGGTCTGCACTTATATTACCAGTATTTGCAGGTAATGTGTGGCTATGGTTTGTCAAATTAGAAGTTGTAAGTGTAACTGTACTTGCACCAAAATCACTATTTGTTGGCGCAGTACTTGTGCTATCTGCTCCTCTTAAATAATATCCCCTAAAATCAGGAAGATTAAAAGTTGACCCACCTGATGCTGTGCCATAATTTGTACCAATAACACTGTGTAAATTGGTATATTCTGGATTCGTTGCTTTAGATATAGCAGAGCCATCACAAAATAACCATCCGCTTATTATTGTTGTTCCTGTGTAAAAACATACTGAACCTGGAGGTGCTCCTGCATAAAAATTATTTATATTGTAGGTATTACTCATTTTAAAATATAATTATACTTTTTATTTTAAATACAAATATAAATCAAAATTTTATAATATAATTTGCTTTTTTATAGTTAGGTACTATTGAAAAAGAAGTGCCCCCTCCAGCAGTACTCGTACTTCCAGTTAAACTATGTGCATGAGTTAGTGTAGTGTTGGCATTTCCAGTACTCCAATTACCAGCTCTATAATCAGGGGAATCCCCTGTAGGCCACTGGTCAGAACCACATGTAAAATTCTTATCATCAACATTCCCCATATTTGTTGTATGATAGTGGGTTATCTCTTTACCACCGTCTGTGGTAACTGTGTGATTATGAGAGGTCATGGTGTTTGCATCTAAAGTTACTGTATCACTACCAGTAAGACTTGAAGTTAAGGTTGTAGTAGTTGATGCACCACAAACAAAAACAGATTTTAAATTAGGAATATTAAATGATGCTCCTCCTGTACCTGTTCCATAAGTACTTCCTATTAAATTAAATAAACTCTGATACGTTGATTGTGACACACTTCGGCCATCACAAATTAACCACCCATTCGGGTCTGTTGTTCCTAAATATACCATAATACCTCCTGTACCTGGAAATACACTATTAGTATTTGTAGTTAGTGTGTAACTCATTATCTTTGCTTTAATATTTGATTATAAAATTTAAAGGCATACTTGATGGAATTAATGAAATTGGGCTACTACCTCCTGTATAATTTGTTGTAAAAGTATGGTAATGTGTTGGAGTTGCATTGTTAGTGTCCCACCAACTGTTGTTTTTTTGTCCTGGAGCATCACCCGCAGGTTTTTGACCCTGAAGACCACTATAATTACCATCATCACGTGGACTTGTATTAAAAGAATGCGTGTGGTCAAGAAGTGTTCTATTAGTATTACCAGTGTGAGTATGCGATGGCAAATTCGCAACAGTTAATGTGTAACTATTACTTCCTTTAGTGTAACTACTTGAAACACTTAAAGAACCTGTAGCTGTACTTCCTACCGGAAAAAAATTTATAAAATTTGGAATATTAAAAGATGCTGCTCCTGCACCTGTTCCATAATTCGTACCAATTATAGCATATAGATTACTGTATGTTGATTGTGAAACACTTCTGCCGTCGCAAATTAACCAACCATTTGGGTCAGATTTTCCTGAAAATATCACTATGCTTCCAACAGGTTGTATAACTGAAAAATTAATATAATTGTAACTAGACATAAATAAATTGATATAAAAAAATAATTTTATATTTGTTAAGATGGATTATGTTAATGAAATAAACGATATATTTATTCATTTAGAAAACAATAGTCTTGAAAAAGATGTTTGTGATGAAATAATAAATAGATTTAATAATGATGAACGTAAAACGCCTGGAAAGGTTTTAAGTGGACTTATTGTCAGTGTTAAAAATACTATTGAATTATCAATTAGTGGTAGGTCTGGTTGGGATGATATAGATAAATTATTGCACAGTAAATTAAATTCAGCGTTGAGTAATTATATTAATAAACATGTTATTGTAAATAATGGTCAAAGTTGTGGTCTTAATAATCCTTGTTTTAAAAATATTCGTGACTATGGATATAATATTCAAAAATATTATGCAAACGAAGGATTTTATGTATGGCATAATGATTTTGTTGATAAAGAATCACTGCAAACATTTCAACAAGTAAGATTAATAACATTTATTTGGTATTTAAACGATGTTAGTGAAGGTGGTGAAACGGAATTTATAAATGGAAAAATAAAGCCAGTTGCGGGAAATTTGTTATTATTTCCATCAACATGGAATTATTATCATAGAGGGAATATTCCCAAATCTAATGATAAATATATAATAACAGGGTGGGTTGGTTATTAGTGTATTGTTGGTCTAATATAATTTAATAATAATATAAAATTAATATTGATTATTATTATTATGGGTTCTAATATCATATTCATTATAAAATCATTGTGGAAAATTTTATATGAATACGTTTATGACTTTATTTATAATTTCAGATACACTAAAAAATACATTAATAATCACAGAATTATTCAATTAGAAACTAATGTATTTGTTATTGAAAATGTTATTTCGGATTCTCTTTGTGATGAATTAATTTATTTAATTAACAATTCACCTGTAATTTTTAGAGAATTATCCATAGAAAAAACAAACAACACTGAATGCTTTGAACTTCTATTAAACACTCTACAAGAAGATAAATATAAAAAATACGACAGTCTTATTTTTCCAATTGCTCATAATTGTTTTGATTTAATTCAAAGAATACGTGGACAGATTAAAATTAGAAACGATTGTGGATATAGCATAAGAAAATTTTACGGCAAAACACATGAGCATATTGATTGGACTTACGGAAATAAAAATGAATATAGGGTCCTTTCTACTATTATATCTTTAAATGATAATTACGAAGGTGGTCTATTTAATTTCACTAACCATAATATCTCGTATAAATTAAAAAAGGGTTCTGCTCTACTTTTTCCTCCATATTGGACTCACCCTCATAATGTTACAGCTGTTAAACCTGGTCAATATAGATATACAATAAACACATGGGCTTTGTGTTTGCCAAATGAATAAAGATATTAATTGAAAAATGTAAATAAATACATCCTACGTAAATTATATAGAATGTATTTCAAACCACTTCTTCCTCTTATGGTTCTGTTTTCAAGTGTCTTGTCCTTTCAATCCCGCAACATTTTTCGTCCTAGTTTTAATATTATGCGCATGAAGAAGACCCTTACCAACAACTATGATTCTTTTAATCCTGATATGGCTGGGTCTGGGCGCAAGTCTCGTCAAAAGAATCTTGCTCCTCTCTATAAGCCTAGGTCCAATAACCAAAAACAATATGTCTCCTATTTGAACAATGCTTCTGTCCCCATCGTCTTTGGCATTGGCCCCGCTGGTTGTGGTAAAACCCTCTTTGCATGCACTACGGCCATTGAAGGATTGCGTCGTGGTGATTTCCAAAAGATTGTCTTGACTCGCCCAATTGTCCCCGTAGAGGAAGAGGAGCTTGGATTCCTACCTGGCACGCTGGTAAAGAAAATGGATCCTTGGACCCGACCCCTTATGGATATCTTCTTGGAATATTACCCTCAACATGAGATAGATTTTATGTTGGGATCTGGTGTCATAGAAATCTCACCTTTAGCATATATGCGTGGTCGTACTTTTAAACGCTGTTTTATTATTGCTGATGAAATGCAGAATTCTAGTCCTGGACAAATGCTTATGTTAACTACCCGCATTGGTGATGGTTCTAAAATGGTTATTACTGGTGATTTAAAACAGACGGATAGGTCTCAGGACAATGGATTGTTAGATATTATGAATAAAATTAAAGATTATAGGGTGCGTAAGGCTTTGGACGCTGGTGATTTGGGTATTGAAATGGTGGAGATGAAATATTCTGATATTGAGCGTAGTCCTATTGTTAGTAAAATTCTTGAGATTTTTAATGATAAAAATGATAAAAACGTTATTACTCATGATAGAATGATTCCTAGTGTTAATATTACAAGTACAAGTACAGTTATTTTGCCTGAAAAAAAAACAAATAACAATGATGCCGCTTTGATTCCATTGTCTGATATGACCACTCGTTATAATGGTATCTAGGCATCTTGCTTTTTGGCACGTGGTTTCCTAGGTTTCTTTACTGGTTTTGCTGGTTCTAGTTCTGGTGCATAGGGTTTATCCAAGACCTGTTTGCGTTTTGCTACATAAACCAAAGCTCTCATCAATTTAAAAGCCTTTTTTTGGAAATACCTATAATCTTGTGGTGTATGTGCAACTGCTGTTTCACATGTTCCTATAAACTTATTTATTTTATCCATAGTAATATCTTTGCGAACATAACCAAAAGTTATGTAAAATCCTGGTGGTAAACATCTGTGTCTGTTGTTTTTATAGGCATTATTCATCATAGGATGATAGTATTTGTTCTGAATATTTTTAAGAAGTCCTTTGAGCATGGGAACATTAAGCTTCATAATATTCGCATCCAAATTCGGGTATCTGGCCCTCAGAATCTGAATTCTGGTTTCAGGTAAAAGGAAATCATAAATATATCGGATGATATCCTCGGGTAGTCTGTCCATAGGTTGCATCTTGAATGTTTTTGACCTTTGTTTCTGCTCTTCTATAGCAAGAATTTTTTGTGTTCTTCTATCACACTTTTGTTGAAACTCTTCATTAAGTTTATTTACATATTCTTTTGCTGTTAATATCCAATCAAACATCCGGTCATTTTCCATATTCATCTGATATCCAATATCTACATTGGGGACTAGCAGATCTAGATTTGTTTTCAATAAAATATGAAACGCTGGCTGAATTGTCGTGTCTGTTTGTCTTGGATACCTATTGACTTCCTTCGTGATTGGATAAGTAACTAGGCTTTTATATAATTGTTCTGCTGATGGCGGGCGCTTTTTTAGCGGTAGTTTTTTTGAGAGGGGCTCTTCTGGTTGCATTATTATGTTCTCCATATTGATTTTGATGAGATTGGTGGTTTGACTAATTTAAAAATCAATTTTTCATACCTTTTTGTGAAACTAAGGTTGTACAGATTATTTTATAATTATATAGTAGAATAGTTAGATTATGAATGTTTATACGTCTTTAATTGCGTCTATTGTTATACAGGTTATAACAGGAATTATTGAAGTTATTTCTCTATTTATTAAAGTACCGCTCAGTTTTTCGTTTTTAAAACAATTGTTAGTATTAGAAGTATTCGTACAATTCATAGAAGGTTTATTTTATATATATTGGTTGTTTAATTTTAAAACTATTTCAAATATTACTCCCAAAAGGTATTTTGATTGGGTAATTACAACACCAACCATGTTAATCAATTTGATTTTTTATTTAATTTTCTTAGACCACAAAGAAAATAATACGAGCGATAAACTAAACTTTTTTGACTTGTTTAATACAGAATTTTATACTATTGTTACAGTTTTGTTACTAAATTGGGCTATGCTTTTATTTGGTTATTTAGGTGAAGTTTCTGTTATTCCTGTACTATTGGGAGTTTCAATCGGATTTATTCCGTTTTTGATTTATTATTACATTATTTATGAGAAATATGCGGTTTTAAGTGATGATGGATTAAAAATGTTTTTTTACTTTTTTGTTTTTTGGTCTTTGTATGGTGTAGCTGCCGTTTTACCTTATAAACTTAAAAGTATGTGGTATAATATTCTGGATTTATTTGCAAAGAACTTTTTTGGTTTATTTTTGACTTACTTGATATTTACTAATAAATATTAATCTGTGTCTGAGACTTGCCCTCTCAAAAAAATTGAGATAATAATTGTTTTGTTTCTATATATTAAACAAAACAATCATGTTCAAACAAGTAGTAATGGTTTTGGTCTTTGGAACGCCTATAGTTTGTAATGGATTTAATTTGACTCCTATCCGTAGCATTATTACTTCTCAAGCCTTTTCTGAATCTTTAATAAATAATATTAACCAGGAATTTATTAGTGATGGAGGTGTTATGAAAGATTTGTTTCAATATCATTACAATGTTCCTGCTGATATTATTTATACTTTATTCTTTATGTCAACTTTATATTATCAAATTTCCACTCTTGATAATAAAAAAATTTGGGATGATATTGCTTTGTATCAAATTTATCGCAGACGTTTTAATATGTTATTGATGTTTATGTTTGTTATCTTTGTAAGAAATATTGATAATGCCATTTGAAGGGAACCTACGGTTCCCCTCTAACCCCTCCCTTAATAAAGATAAATATCTACACAATCCCCCAAAAAACAATAAAGACAGGAGGGGGTAAGGGGGAACCTGTGGTTCCCCCTACTTCATATGTACTCACATATACTAACAATCATTGTCCCATTCTCTTGTGTTATTTGGAAAGGCTTTCCGCAGCCATATATTGCATTGGTCCTGATAAGGTTGTCGCATTTTTCTTTAGATGAATGGGGTCCTATCTGCTTTCCTGTAGATTTATATTGTCCATGTCTGAATATTCCACAGTTGAGTTTCTCTATAAGAACGGGTTCCTTGCAATGTGGGCACGTGATGACTTCGTTCATTCTTCTATACTTTGTCATTATGTTTTATTCTATGGTTCTCAATAAAGTATTTGAATCAATTTTTTTGGATGTGTTATTGTGAAGACCAGAGATCTTATGACCGGAGACCTGAACGGACCCGATGACCGAAGAGAGTCCCCTCGCTCCGAGCGCCGTCCCCTCTCCCCGAGCCTCTCCCGAAGCCCCTTCGCCCTCGCCTCCTTCCCCTCCCGTCCCCCTGGCAAAAAGTTATCGGGAAATGAGTGACATATCGGGAAATGAGTAGGATATCGGGAAATGAGGTTTTCTGACGAAAAAACGCGAAAAAATTGAACTTTTTTTTCGGAAACTTTTCGGAAGGAAAAATCCCGAAAACCGAAGTCCGAAATCCCGAAAACCGAAGTCCCGATGTCCCGAACCCCGAAGTCCCGAACCCCGAAGTCCGAAATGGCCTCCGCGGCCTCCGTCAAAACGATTGAGATGTTCGCTATTGACGGCTTTGAAGCGCTTGTCTTTACCGTGTGCCCCGTCATGGTAAAGAGAGAAGCTATTGAAGCCTTCGTCCTGAAGGGAAACCCGACGAAGACGGCCGCTTTCCGAAGCGAGATAGCCAACCGCATACAGGACTACTCGGAAGCCTTCTTGCGAACGCCCCGTTCTCTTGAGAAAAAGCCCTCTGAGATTGAGATGGCCGCTATCATAGAGACAATACGTCAATTTGCGAAGGACGACTTCCGCTTTGGTCTCTTCAAAAAGAACCTGCACCTTGTATTTGCATTGATGACGGATTACGTTAAGGAGGTTCACCTGATCAATAACGGGAATCTCTGTAAGCTGCTCAATGAGACGATGGAGTTCCTAAGGGCCTCTCGCGATGAGATGCGCTTTGACGCGAAGTATAGCTCAGACGGCAAAAAGGTAACGTTTGGGCTTCGGAAAGTCTAAGTGATAGATTAGTGTAGTTTGTTCTCTGTAAGTGTACCTAATAAAGGTTTTTTTTGACAATTTATACATAAAAGTTTTCAAAAAAATACAATATACACCGAGTGAAGCCCCCTGCGAGAATTGAACTCGCGACCTCCAGTTTACAAGACTGGTGCTCTACCACTAAGCTAAAGGGGCTCAATATATTATGCGGTGTATTCTTTATGTTTCTTTTTGTTTATTTGTTTCATGTCCAGTTGAGAAAAATGTATTATAAATAATAGATATCCAATCATAGGGTTTTTTAGATTTCTTTGGTTCTTTCTCTAATTCTTGTGCTAAAAGTTTAACAAGAGGATAAGATATACACCTATTTATAGGTAACGTTGGACATGAACGTGAATCACACCGAGTGTGATTTAGTTCGTTCATGCCTGTAAAATTTGGTTGCATAATATATATAAGATAAATGTTACTTGCAACAATTGTATTTATGAAACTAAAAAAATTTAAGTAGTTTGAGAAAGAGTTTGCATAATTTATGTCAAATTATTTAAAAAAACAGTGATTTTTCTGTTCAAAAATATATTTCAATTTTATTTTTCGTAAAAATTTTCAAAAAATGCATATTTATAGTTTTACGGAAAACCCTCCCCATTTTTATTACATAATTTACAAAAATACTTACTCTTCTTTCTCAAAAACAAAGAAATAAAGTCGGGAAGAATTTTGAAAATGGACATTTATTTTTGTCCTTTTTTACTTTTATGAAAATAGTTTATGAAAAAGGGTCGTGTTTTTGGCGTTTGTTACCATTATGCTGCGAAAATGAAAAAGTTATCGAATAAACCCTCTGCATAATTTTTTATATTGTTTTTGAAAAATCTATTTAGAAACTTTTTATGTTAACATATATTATTAACAAATGGAAACAAAAAGTAGCCAAAAAGAAGCTGAAAAATTTTGTTGCAAGAAATGTGACTATCATACTAGCAAACATAGTAATTATATTAAACATACATTTACTGCAAAACATAAGAAGTTAACAAATGTTAACACGTTGGAAACAGAAAACTTGCCATTAGAACTTGTATGTAATAGATGCAGCAAAACTTATCGTTCTAGAGTTGGTTTATGGAAACATCAAAAAAAATGTATTGAAAAACCAATAGAAAATGCTATTGTTACAACTGAGGTCACAACCACTGAAACCATAATAGAAATACTAAAACAAAACCAAGAGTTTAAATCACTTTTAATAGAACAACAAAAGGAAAATAAAGAGCTTATCAATAAAGTAATTGAATTATCAAAAGAACCTAAGATTGTAAACAACGGTACAATGACACAAAATAACAATCAAAAATTCAATCTACAATTCTTTCTCAATGATACTTGTAAAGATGCTATAACAATACAACAATTTATTAATAATATTCAAATTTCATTAGAGGACCTAGAGAGTGTTGGAAGGAATGGTTTTGTCAAAGGTATTTCTGATATAGTTTTGAAAGAATTAAATACATTAGATGTTACAAAAAGACCTATACATTGTACTGATTTAAAACGTGAAGTTATCTATTTAAAAGAAGAAGATGCATGGAATAAAGATGATAAAGACAATACAAAATTAAAGAATGTTATTCGCACAGTAGAAGACAAGAATTGGAGAAAGATTCCTGAATGGCAACAAGAAAACCCTGAAGTAATGGTATTGGATTCACCTGCTTATAATATGCGTGAAAAGATTATGCGTAATATTTGTGGGAATGAGAACCCTGAAATCTTACGTGAGAAAGTGGTCAAGGTACTTGCGAAGGAGACTATCGTTGAGAAACAGAACCCTTCCTCTGAGGAAGGGAACCCTTCAATCACAGTATAACTATATCATATTATTCTCTTATTATAATATGGTAATATGGTAAAATACCCCCCATTATACGCTTGTCGGGAAATGAGTGACATATCGGGAAATGATTAGGATATCGGTTATTAAGTATTTGAATAATTCAAAACAGATATTAAAATAGTGGTTTTATATTAGATTATTTAATTGTTGGCAGGAACGCCAAGATTTGGCATAAAAAATTGAAAAAGTTTTCCTGTAGAACAGAATTGGTAAATCCCCAAACAAGTTCGCTTGTAATTCTCAAAATGTCTACTCCCGTTGTTTCGTCTGCTAAGTCTTCTGCTTCCAAGGGTGCTGCGTCACCTAAGGTTGTCAAGGAGGTCAAGGAAAAGAAGCCTCGTACTCCTACTCTTCCTGCCAAGTTTGGCAAGTTCATCCAGTTTGGTTATTGGTTCATGAAGCGCATCAACTCTCTTGACGAGAACGTGCCTGCTGTGGACGAGGACCTCTGCATTGAGCAGCTCAATGTCTTCGGTGATGTTGAGTCTCAACAGGCCTTCGTTCAAGGATTCTTTGATGATTCCAAGGATATTGCCAAGACCATTCGCACTTCTATTCAGCAGAAGAAGAAGGATGAGGTCAAGGCTGCTAAGGCACAAGCCAAGGCTGATGCTAAGGCACAATCCAAGTCGGACACCAAGGAAAAGAAGCCGCGTGCTCCTCGTCAGAAGAAGGAGAAGACAGATGATGCTGTCGCCGATGAGTCTGATTCGGACAAGAAGAAGCCCAGGGGCAGGAAGCCCAAGGCCAAGGTTCTCACTTCTGAGGATGCCTTCGTGAATGAGATGGTTCAGTTGGCTACTACTGACAAGATTCCTACACCTGTTCCTTCTCCTTCCAAGGAATCCAAGGAATCCAAGGCACCTAAGACCAAGGACCTCAAGATTAAGGAGCCTAAGGTCAAGGAGGTCAAGGAGCCTAAGGTCAAGGAGGTCAAGGAGACAAAGGATGCAAAGGTCAAGGATACAAAGGTCAAGGAAACTAAGGCTAAAAAGCCTGCTCAGGATCCTGACCAAACCGCCGTCTCTGTACTTAACCTCAACGACAAACAATACCTCATTGACGACCAAAACCTCGTTTACGACTTCCAAACCCACCTACCACTCGGTACCTTCAATCCTAATACTCTCACTATCACTCAATTGTAGAGAGAGCGTAATTCCAAGTTCGTTGTAGATAGCCAGAATTGTTTAGTAAAAGTAATTAAATAAAGATGATAAAGGGTATAAAACCTTTTTTCATTAATTATAAATATGCGTTTTTTAAACTATTTATTATGTTTACCAGTAATCTTTTCATTAAGACGAGGTGTGTTTATGAAAGATGCATCAGACATTAATACAGCAATGAAAAACCAATACTATTTAAAAAA